TTTACAATATAGAAAAATCTGAAATGAAAGAGGAAGAGCATCTAATAGTATATGACTTCATCAGAAAAATTTCTGACCGACTTGATAAGGAAGAAAGCAATGTTGAATACTTAAAGGACATAGCGAAAAGATATTTCAAAAAGAGGGACTTAAAGGTGTCCTGTGAAAAGATAAACAGTTACATTGAACTTGATAGAGTTGAAGAGGCGGAGAAAGAGATGCTTTATTTTAGGAAGGAATTCTTCCATGAATCCTCGGAGTGGGTAGATGCTCTTTCAGAGGAGGAGATAAAGAAATACTTTTCTGCAAAAGCAGATAAAACAAATGAACTTTTCTCCATGCCTGGGGCATTAGGGAAAATGCTTGGAACATTTGAACGTGGTTGGCTTGTAGGAGTTATGGCTCCAGCAAAAAGAGGAAAAACCTTCTGGCTAATAGAGATGGCTGTTCAGGCTCTTATGGACAGAAGAAATGTTCTGTTTATTTCTCTTGAAATGGATACCTTTAGGGTTCAAAACCGACTTTTAAAAAGACTAACTGCTTTTGGCGAAAGCTCTGAGGATTATGTTTATCCATGCTTTGACTGTATAAAAAATCAGGATGATACTTGCAGAAAAAAAGAGAGAACGAATAGAACAAAGCTTCTGCTTGATGAGGGAGAAAAGCCAGAATACAGAAAGTCTCTTGTTTATGAGCCTTGCACTGTCTGTAGAGGAAAGAGAGATTTTGTGGTGGGGACTTGGTTCACAACTGTGAAAAGAAGTGAAATGAAACAATCCAATACTTTGAAAATAATAAAGGGAGTAAGAGACTCCTTTGGCAATTTTATGAAAGTCAAATCCTATCCTGCATTTTCAGCTAGCATACAAGATATCAAAAACGATATAGACAATTTATTTGTATCAGAAGAATTCATACCTGATGTTATAGTAATAGACTACGCTGATATATTAGCCCCAGAGGACAGCCGGATAGTTGGAAGAGACAGAATTGACGACACTTGGAAGACATTAAAAAATTTAGCAGAGGAAAGACATTGCTCTGTGATAACCGCAAGCCAAAGCAACAGAGCAAGCTTCAAAAAGAAATATGTTGAGGAAATAGACGTTGCGGAGGACATCAGGAAAATAGCCAATGTTGATATTATGCTTTCAATAAACCAAACCCCCATAGAGAAAAAGGAATCAGTAACAAGAATAAATATAGTAGCCAAAAGAGACGGAGACTTTGATAAGTTTCAGTCATGTCTTGTCTTACAACAGTTGGAAGTTGGGCAGGTTGCGTTGGACTCAGAGATAGTTTATAATATCCACAGAAGTTCAGAAGATTGAAAAATAAATTTACGATTTTGATTAAAACAGAGTATAATAAAATTAGAGGAATAAAAACCAAAAAGGAGGAGAAGTCATGGTCGCAAGAGAGAAAATAGTAGAGGCAGCATTGGCTCTAAATGAGTCTGGTCTTGCAGAAAAGAAGGTTGATGTTGAGTTAAAAAGATACAACCTTTTGAGGGAGAGATTCCTTGAAGCAGCAGAGTCTGTGCCGGTGGAAGCTGAGGAGCAGCTGCCCCCGATAGTAGGTATTATTTACAATCAGATTGTTGATGAAGAAAATGGCGAAACAGAAACACAGGAGCTTGATGTGTCTGAGACTGAGCCAGTTGCGTCTGCTGAACCTGTCGCCGAGTCTTCTGTTGAGCCAGTTGCGTCTGCTGAAAAAACTCCCTGGAAAAAAGGCTCTGGTTGTCAAAGGATTTACGAGATTCTTCTGGAAGCTGGCCAGGAAGGAATTACAATAGAAGAAGGCGCAAGGATTGCACAAGAGAAAAATATTCCTTCAAAAAACATCAAAGGTCGTGTTGCCGATGTTTGGTACACAGCTACAAGAAGAGGAATAGCAGAAAAAATAAACCAAACATACCGAGCGAAATAACTTCCAGAAAGCTTCCTAGTCCCCTTTTAAAAAAGGGAGGAGGCTTTTTGACGACCTCTGTATTTTATGCTCTCTGCAATCCTTTGCAGAGGGATGCAGGGTAGAGAGAAATGTCTGTCAAGAGCAAGGAAAAGTTATGCTTAAAATCAAAATCATAGGAGCAGGGATTGCAGGAGCTATGGCTTCTGGTTACTTTAGTTCAAGCAAGCCTGTTGTGTTTGAAGCTTCAGAAAATAAAAAAGCAAAACTCAACAAGCACAAAGCTGTAATGCGAATAAGGGACCCAAGAGTTGGTATGATACTTGGGACTGATATGAAGGAAATAGATGTTTACAAACAATGTCTATACAGAGACAAGCTTTATTGGGAATCTGACATCAGAATGAGAAATCTTTACTCAATAAAGATAAACGGAGACATCGAAGAAAGAAGCATAACAAATCTTGGCAAAGTAAAAAGATATCTCCTAACTGACTTTGAATTATCAGACGTGAATTATGAAAGTAAAGTTGTAGGATTCGGAGAAGATGGTCGCACAATACAGATAGAAAAAAATGGAGAGTTAGAGGAAACAGAGTATGACTACTGTATAAGCACCATACCTGTTTTTGAACTTCTCTCTATTCTTAAAATCAAAACAGAAAACAGTTTTCCCAGCAAGGACATTCATATTGTCAGAACAAAATCTCTCTTAAAATCAGAGGTTCACCAGACAATATATATACCAGAAGAAAAATATGACTGCTACAGAGCGACCCTTGAGGGAGAGGAAATGATATTTGAGTCCGCAAATAAATTTCCTAAAGAGGAGGAGATAGAGGAGCTATCAAGCTACTTTGGCATTAAAGGTCTGAACCCAGAAAATACAGAAAAGCATACTCAGAAGATGGGGAAAATAATTCCAACTGAAGATGATTTCAGAAGAACAGTGATAGTTGATTTAACAGAAAGATACAACATATTCAGTTTAGGAAGGTTTGCAGTCTGGAAACAAATAAAAACAGACGACCTCATTCAAGACCTAGACCTGATAAGAAAAATGATTGGGATATCAGATGCAAAAAGAATTTACAAAAGCAGAATAGTTTAGGAGAAAGTCATGAAAGTAACTCTTATTGACAGCACAAAAAATGCTAGAGAAATACTTATACTCAGCAAGAGCACAAGATTAAATATGACTTCCGATTTAGTTAGCAATATAATGAACATGGAAGAGGAAGAAAAAGAAAAACAAATTGAGTATGTGTTTGGAAGCACAGGCTCCTCCTGGGAGTTTGTGGATTACATTTTCCTGATAGAAGGAGTAACAAGAGGATTCACACATCAGTTTGTTAGGAGCAGAGTTGGAACATCTTTCGCTCAACAAAGTTTGAGAGTAGTTGACCAGTCAGAGTTTGATTATCTTGCAGAATCTTCCTGTAAAGACGACCCTATCTACCACGAGGTGATGAACACAATAAAAACAAAACACAAGAAGCTTATTGATTCAGGGAAAAACATTCAAGACGCAAGAGGAATACTGCCTACAAATATATTGACCAATATTTTATTCAAGGCAAATCTTAGAGCCATGTCTGTTATGGCTTCAACAAGGCTGTGCGTGAGAACACAGGGAGAGTATCAGGATGTTGTGAAAATGATGGTAAAGGAAATAGTAAAGGTTCACCCATGGGCGGAAAAAGTCCTAGATGTAGGGTGTGTTCAGACAGGATACTGTCCGTGGAAGAATTTCGATAAGTGTCCTGTTAAAACCAAATTCAAACTTTACCACACAGACGAGAGAAGAAAAGAGATAAAAGAGTTTTACGAAAAATTAGGAACATACAGCCCGCAGCCAGAGGTGAAAAGATGACAGACACAGAGCATTATGATATTCTAGCAGAGAAAATAGGAGAGGGAGAAAAGTTTGAAGAAAAGGACGTTCTTGAGTGGTATGGGAAATACTTTAAAAATTTCTCCAAATTCATAGATGCCTGCTTTTATACAGAATCAGATTTGGAAGAATTAAAAAGCCACACCATGTTTCTTGCAAAAAAGGTGCCAGACTACCTTAAAGTAAAAGCAAGAGATATTTTCGTCAGAAAGAATAAAGTAAGGTCTGGTCTCTGGAAAGATGTAGGGGCTGTGGGAGCTTGCATCGAAATACATGCAAAATTGTCCAGGCTACAAAACTCAAAGGAGGAATTTGACAGAGATTCAGTAATCGACCTGTTTAATTATCTTATAATCCTTCTTATGTGTCTTGAAGGCAAAATTATTAAAGTTAAAAGCGCAGAGGAAAAATATGCGGTAATAACAGGAACCCACCCAGGAGGATTAGGAGAAATCATAGAGCAAGTATTCAGAATAAATGGTTATACTACAATCAAATACGGAAGCGATGTATCTATCGAAGGAGCCAAAAAATTCTTTGATAGATACCCATTCAGTAAAATAGATGTTCTGATAAATAATTACGGAATAGACAAACTCAATTGGATTGGGGAATTGGAAGAAAGTGATTACAGAATATTTGATGTTAATCTTAAAGGTGTGTCAGTTGTAGTTAATGAACTTGTGAAAAGAGGATACAAAAACACAAGAATACTTAATGTTTGCTCACAGACTTACAGAGTAGCCCAGAGATGCACAAGCCTATATTGTGCCAGCAAAGCCGGTTTAGCCCATTTAACAAGAGTTATGGCCAGGGAATTAGCCCCAAAAGGATACATAGTCAACGCTATAGCTCCAGGCAAAATACTCGGAACATTGATGACAGAAAAAATAGACAGAAGAGTTCTTGAGTTAAGAGGATGGACTGAAGAGGAAGCAGATTCTTATGCTCTAGGACTAATTCCTATGGGTAGATTTACAAACAAGGAGGAAGTTGCAAAAGCTATAATTCAAATAGTAAATTTACCAGACTACATTAACGGTTCAATCATAGACATGACGGGAGGACAGTGATGTTAAAAAGAAGAGCAAAAAAGAAAATCAGTCTTTTGAACTGTTCAGGAGAGGGAAGTTTTGGGGGAGCCATAACTTATACCAGATATCTTATGAAGTCTCTTGAACTTATAGGGTATGATGTTTCGTTTGTTAACCATTCAAAAATAGGAGACCCTGATGCAGTAATAATGGTGTCCATAGGAATCCACGGAGAGAAAAATCCAGAAGCTAATAAGAGAAGACTTGAAAACATAGATAATAAATTCGGCAAAATTCCATTTATCCTTATAAGGCATGGAGTAACAGAGTTAAGGATATTCAAATCCTCCTATGAATTCTTTAAGGACAAAGAGTTTGACCTGATAATCTCTGTAGAAGATACTCCTCAGATGTTTGAGCACATAACAGAAAAAATGAAATTCAAAAAGTTAAAATACATAGGACATCCTTTTGAGTTCACAGATTCGTTTTGCAACAAAAAAGATTATAAAGACTGGATAGCAAGCTCAGCAAGATTCGCCGGCTGCAAAAACAACGACAAAGTTCTCCAGATAGCAGACACAATATACCCAGACAAAAAATTTAATGTGTGGGGAGAGGAAAAAGGAATATACTGGTTTCGTGCTATCAAGGACTCTCCTTTCAGAGAAAAATCTATTTTCAGAGGAAGATATACAGACTACAGAGAAATTTACAAGGACTCTGCTTTTGGAATAGATTTGTCTTATATCCATAGCGGAAAGTTTGTGGACGGAAACAGAACTCAATACACCGTAATAGAAGCCATTGACTGCGGAGCTATACCTATAGGATTTGATGTTTGGAAAAGTGAAGGAGGATATGACGGTGTGTGGTTGCCTTCTCCACACAAGAAAGGAAATCGTATAATTTATGATTTGGAAGCTGCTTCCGAGATAATTAGAAAAGCTGAATACTCATACGACATGGCGAAACACAACTATGATACGCTATCAGAGAAATGTGATTATAGAGTGATAGCAGAACATTTCAAAAAAGCTTTAGGAGAAGTGATATGATTTGTGACTTTTTTGATGATATTCACAGAGCAGAAACAGTTCTTCTTGTTGAACCGCATCCAGATGACATATGTCTATCAACCCACTCAATAATAAAAAGAATTGAAAACAGGAATAAACTTTTTCTGTTGAGTTTATATACAGGTAAAATAAGTAGTCGTGCTTACTGTAATGAAAT